CTCAAGGTGACCTCCCGAGCTCTTGAGATTTCCGAAAGTGGTGTGTTGGATTGACTGCCGGTATTCGTACCAGTCCTTCACTGCCTTATCAGGCCTATTAGCATGTCAACACCCGTGCAGATGACTCGCCAGTATATCGCAACAGGTACTTCGTGTACCTGCCCTGCATGCGGTTTTGGTGAACAGAAGTGGAAGATGTTCTCCTCGCCAGCCGGCGAATGGAGTTGCCAGCCGTGCTCTACTGAGCATGTATTTGTTGCCCACTTTTGTGATCTGCACAAGCGCTCTTCTGCGATTGCACCTGCGTGTGCGATAACGAGCGCAATAGCCTCATGCTGGGGGCTAGGGGAGTTATGGTGTGGTAACTTCCCACTGCTTAGCAGCCTTGAGTTAGGAGCAATGTCGGACCTCTTGGACGGCATCGGCAGCTTTGCAGTAGCCACTGCGAGTTTTCATCCAGCCGGAATCCCTATTGGTGTCGGGATCCAGGTTGTCTCGTATGTGAGTTTGGCATACCGTGCAGTCCAGTGGGGCGGCGCGAGTGGCCAGAGTTTGTCCGAGTGGTTATACGGCGAAGGTGAGGCTCGTACGGTGTACCTTCCGCAGGGAATGACATCTACGGTCTTGTCATCAATGGCTGCTCGCCAGGGACAGAATACTAATGCCACAACACAAGCAGTAACAGCCTGGTTGCGTCAGAGTGGGGAATATCTCAGCGACAAAGATGACCCTACGAACGCACACTTGGCTGTACTGACTGAGATTGGTCCTCTTGTTTTTAACCAGACGGAGAACAAGGTCACTACTCAGCTCGGCCTCATACCCTACTACAATAGGCAAGATGGCGAATGGCATGAGAAGTTGGCCAAGACCACAGTTGCTCTATGGAATGGAGATCTTGCACATCGTGCAGACTGGCGCCCTTGCGCGACTCCATCTATCAAAGACGTCAGCAATGATTTTGCGAAGGAAGTTAAGACGTTCTGCGAGGAGCACGGAGTGAACACACATAAGAAGATCATCAACTACAAGGCATTAGAGTACTGGGGGTATCACAGGATGCTCTCAGAGAAGAGTAACAGCGACGCCAAATATGCTGTTTTACTCAAAGGTGGCACTTCAGGCGTTAAAGTGCTCACCGCCTCGGAGCCAGGATTGAAGTCTATGTTTTACTCACCAAGTAACGGCGTAGTGAGTATCATGGATTGCGGCGACGAGAAAGGATTACTAGGCCGTGTTTTAGCACGAAAGATTGCACCAGGACCAGGTCAAATGATAGGTGCCGCGTTGACACTAGGCAATGTGTCCGCTGGCCTTCGACATCGAGCCGATGTCATTGCCAAGTCCACCAACAGCTTTTCATCTACAACACATGTGCATGGTCGACGTAATCCACAGTTTACAAGGCAACATATTTACAGAATGAAGCGCAGCGTTGCCGACCTCGAAAAGATTTGGCTCACAGATGAGAATTGGGAGCAGATAGTGATGATGTTTCCGGAAGCAATAGATTTTCGCAGCAAGAAAATGACCGAACAGCAGTTCTATGAGCTTATTACGAAGCTTGTGGACAAGTGCGTCGTTTATGCTGAAGATTCCGGACGCAACAGCGCTGCACAACAAATTCTCAGCCTCGTACTGAAAGAGGGTAAACTGCAAATCAAGCCAGAGATGGGCTTGAGCAAGGCCACCGACAAGAACAAGGGTGCGTTTTCTCCAACCTGTAACTTGTGCGGTGGCGATTTGGTAAAGAGCAACGCTAAAGGCAAGCGTTGCCCGTGCGGCGGGGACAAGGCGAAGGCTAATGAGCTGCGGAAGGCGAGTGCAACGCCAGCAGACAATCCGAAGGACGGAGAGGACGAGAACAAGCCGCGCCTCATATTCAACGTGGGTTCGTTGGCCCAGTTGTTGAGTATAGTCCCAGTAGGCATCTTAGAGCTACTTTACTATTCGCGTGCGAGAACAGGAGAGCCAAGCGATGATGCCTTCGAGCAGAAAGACAAATTGAATGTGGAGGGATATCACAACGATTGCCACATCAAACACATGTCAAAAGCTCAAGCAGCACGACATTACATTCGACGCTGTCAGAACATGCCAGAGGCGGCATTCACTGAGGGAGATGGCAGTAGTTTTGATTGGACCATAGGAGCGGATATACTTTGCTTTGAAAATGGTCTTCTCAATTCGATAGCTGAATGGGCATGTGGTGGCGCGTGGCATAACTTCTTGCCACAAGCAGCATATGACGCGTTGAACGTGGCTCATGGCGAGATGCGAGGTCAGGCATCAAGCGTCATAGAGGGCGGCACATCAGAGAAGCGGAACACTCAATGTACAGGACGCATATTCATGCGCATCGAGTACGATTTGTGCCGGAAGAGTGGCGATAGAGGAACAAGCGTCCTCAATCATTTGGTAAACTGGTTGTTATGGGGCACTTTGCTCTGTTCCGATGCCGTTGACATGTTTAGAACGGAGACACGTGATGCTTGGATGCGTTGCGGTCTCACAGTGTCATACACCGGTGTCGTCAACAAGTATGGTGGGCAGCCAGTAAAATCCGTGCTTAGCACGGCAGCAAAGAAACACATTGCTAGCATGTTAGTGGGTGCGATACGGGATAATCCACTCAATTGTCCGCAGACATGCAAACTCAAGGAAGCAATGGAAGGCCACGACACATACGATCCAACGAAGCCTGACAGCTACATGTGGGTATTGCGAGATATGTTTGAAGATGAGGATGTCAGCCTGGAAATCCTGCTTCGAGCCATATTTGAAGGTGATGATAGTCTGCTTGGCCACAGTTTGCGTCTTAGGATTCTGACGCCAAACGGTCACACACACGCAGTACTTCCACGCGCTGTCTGCTCAGCCATAATTAAAGCCGCGGCTGAGGAATGGTTTGAAGTGGCGGGGTTGAACATGAAGATTATCCCAATCTACAGCAACCACCGCACAGTAGCGGCAGCCAAGAAGGCCGACAGCACAAGAAGGGACGCCGACCCTTCTGAAGTCGCGACCTTTGCGGGGCTTAATATGCTCGCGCACAGCACCGGACTGCATCAGGCAGCAATCCCTGAAACCATACGGGGTTTGAACGGTGTTCAATGGACGACCTCAACTGCAATTCTGGAAACTGTGCCAGGAAGTTCAGCAGAGGCGACCATAGCCTACGGGGCAATCATGGCGCGGGTGGCGTCTTGTCCGGCAGTGGGTGTGGGTGCGGCACTGCGTGCTTATTACACGGCATGTGCAGAACCCTACGCGTTCGCAGGCGCGGATAAGTCCGATTTGAAGATAACTGACGAGATTGCTCGAAAGTTTGATATCAAGATCGGCACAACAGTGGATCTGACTGAATTCCTCCGTCGCTCCGAGGAGGATTCGATAGCGTTTGACAACGCCGACGCTGTTGACAGGATCGTGCAATTAACTGCTGGGGCGTACAGCCCCGAAGAAATTGCCAAGTTATCCATAGCGAGCAATTTGACACGCACGTCAAATGTCATCCCGTTGTTACCACGCGCATGGGTGAGCGCGATGTGTAGCAGTGAGCTCGAGCTCATGTAGGAGGCAGCTCGCTTCCACTTTGTCCATTGCGACCGCAACACTTTAATGTCTTGCGAGGGCATGTCCGACAAACATGCAGAATTCGTTTTATTTGTGTGTATGCACGTGGGAGGGGCAGGATTAGAGCGTCCTGTTGAGATGACCTTGTGATGAGGGTATGCTATTTATACGGTATACTCAAGTCACAGTAGCACATTCTAGTTTTCGAACTGGATATCCGACGATGGCCACCAAAGTCGACTTTGTCGCAAGTTTCTCGCTAGCTGCCAACCACAGCGAGATAGTCGGAACAGTACATGGTGCTAGGGACGTAATACCACGCGTCTCGGTCTGCCTTATTACTTGGGGAAGGTGTGTTTGCTACACCTTTTGCAAGCCTGGTGGGGTACTGCCCTGAGGTGAGGGCCAGCTTTGTCGCCATTGCTACGTGGGACGAGAAAAGCGAACTAGTGTCTGTGGGACCGCCGATCAGCATCCCGGCTGTGAGGATTAACGGAATTTGGTTATCTATCCAACCACCGAACCTGCTGTTTTTGTTATGCGGGTGGATTGCTCTGTGGGAATGGTAGGTAGTTGAATTATTCGACACTTGAAGGCAGCCGTTCAAATGGTTACGGGAGTAGCAACCCATAGTCGCTGCAGAACTGCACGACACTCCGAACGGGTTAAAGGAGATGGGTTAAAATACTAGGGGAAGTTGTTGTTGTAGTACCCTTTTGCGATCATCGAGGGGATTTTTGTCATCTGTTTCTACCCCGCTCCTCGATGTGAACCGCTGGCAATTTTGCTTTAGCCAGTTCGCCGAGCAACCGGTTTTTTCCTGTCTAGCACTTTTCAAGAGCGAGTGCTAACGTTTATTACGCAAGTGGACCTCCTGCACGCCTGTTATACGAATTCAGCGAGCAACTTTCGAATTCAGCTCTTTTTACCCTTGTACAGTATTCTCCAGTTCTTGCTTGATTGGATACTAGTCCAGCTGTCGAACAGCAATGGTGGGCAGTACAACGTATGTACCGAGTCTGGCATATGGTGCTGCGTGTCGTACGGAGCAACAGATGTCGCGACAGACGTGGACGTTAGCCAACCTGAACGTGAGCGGTAGCATTGGTTTGACACCAGCATACAGCGTCGACGACGGGCCGCCCCACGCATCTCAGACCATCACAACGGACTCTCTTATCATTTGGAGGCCAACAGGTGATGGAGCAGGCAACATTCACGTCATCACGTCTAAACCAGGGGCACCAGAAGCGCATGGTCTGGGTGTAAGCACGACGGCTGCAGGTTATACCTCACGCACAGCTAACACTTCAGAGAACAATTCAGCGCTTGACCCTGACGTTCGCAACGTGTACGACGACATGTGTGTTCGTGATTTGGATGCCAAGTGCGTCGTATCGATCAACATGGGCGGCGGCTACGCAACATTACGTGCCAAGCCTATGTTGCACGCCCATTACGGTATGACAATTGACGCACTCTTGGCCGACCTGAAGACGGACATACACGACACCAAATCATACAGGGTCGGCTACGACAATAAGAAAGGTGCGCGCATTGTGTTTCATCCTTGGTTGCAAAGCAAGAAAGCCTTGGGTGAATGGACTTCTGCATTAAGTGTGCCACGGCCGTACAGTGATGGCACTACGACACTGCAGCACAATGCGACGTTCGGCTACACCGATTCTTTTCCGTTCGGTGGATGGTTGATGTGCTTCTCGGAATTGGCGCCAATGATGAACTTGGGTGTAACGCCCACAATGACTATTATATCGCGATTGGACATTCAAGTTCAACTGGATTCTTCCGTCAATCATCTGCGAATGAGGCAGCACAACCTAACGGCCAAACAACTGCACGACCACCACGACAAGGACAAACAACCGAGTGCATCGACTTCACAAGGTGACGCGATGGAACAAGCTTTTGAATCTGCCATGAACAAGTCAAAGCAGAAAACATCGCGGGGAGGCAATAATGGTTTTCTAGCCAAGAATAAGAAACCTAAGCCGCCGCCGGTCACTCCGGGTTACAACCAACAGCAAACACGCCAATCAGAAACAGTATCATGGAAGCCGTCATTACGACCGATGGCTAGCAAAGCAGCTGCTGTGATCAAATCGGCTACGAGCAATAAACAGTTAAGAGACGGTTTGCTCAATGTGGCTTATCATGCTAGCCAGCAGGCTCGCTCACGCGGGCAACAAGCTATAAGAGATGGAGAATTACGCCGGAGACGTCGTTAATAAAGTAACGCATAAAAATGTTGTGGCACGCCCACAGATAAAAACAGTAAATATACCTCCGCGTTAGGGTACAATTCATATGGTGGAGTCTCGTGATATCAACGGCCACTATAGACTGCATGAGTAGATACGCGCACGCGTGTCTTTTTCTTTTCTGCTCGGTTCATTATCTGTGATTCTATCTTAGCAGGTACTGAATTTTGCCATAGTCCAGTGACATGTTTGACATGTGCCCTACCACACGGGGTCGCTGGCAGGTTACGTAGTCTCTCGGGACGAAGTGGGTCAGTTCATATGTATAGTGTATAGGTGAACTGGCGAGGTA